TAGAGTTGATTGTTGAGTTGCACTATCAAAAATATCAACGTTTGATGAAATCAAGAACGAACCTGCTGTGGTCAGTGTAATACCACCAGCAGCATTATTAATATTGGTGACTGCCAAATCTGTGCCAGCAATATCAGGAGCAGTTAATGTTCCAGAGATATTACCAGTAGCACCCGCTACTTCACCAGTTGCGGTGACGTTAATTGCAGTAAGTTCTCCACTATTAACATCAGACTTAACAATATCTGTACTTACAACAGATTGAACTGTAATCTCTGCTCCAGATCCAAAAGATCTTGGGTTGTTTGGATCTGGTGTTAATGTTGCTGCAGTAGTAAATCTAAAACCAGCATCATCATCACCATTTGCACCTTGATCATAGTAATAAAGTGTTGGTGTATTAGCAGTTACCTTAAGTGTAAGTGAATTGCTTTCGCGCTTTACACCATCGAGATATTCGGAACCTGTAAAAGTTAGAATTGCTGTGCCAGCACCAGTTGGCAAAGTGTCCAATGTAACCTGTGTTGCACTATCAATAGATGCAATCTTAGTTCCTGTTGCTAGAGTACCGTTTCCAGTTGCGGTAACTTCCATACCAACAACCAAGTTGGTTACGTTAGCAAGTGTGACAGTTAAAGAAGTGTCATCTAACGTAGTAGAGAAACCTGTATATACAGAAGGTGCTTTGTCTCCACCCTCAAATGCTGATAGAGCAAAGTTTGCACTTGCATTAGAAGCATCTGATAGATCGAACAGATAACTATCACCAACATAGAGTGTTAGATCAGGAGCAAGTGCATCATCAATAAAGATTTTCTTATCTGTTCCAATAGCAGTTGCTGTTGCGACAGAATATGTGTTTGCTGTGCTACCATTGAAGATAACATTATTACCAGCAGCAAAGTCTGTATCAACGCCTTGAGTTGTGTCAGCAACAACAACTGATGTAATATTACTTCCAGAAGTTAGAATGCCAACAACATCAACAGGATTAAATGAAGTTACACTATCAACCTGAACACTAAGATCATCTGCAGGTGAAGAACCACCAACTAAATTACCAGCAACGGTAACTGTTTCTTGTGCTACATATCCAAAACCAGCGTTAGCACCTACGACTACACTAGCATTACCGAATGTATCACGAGTTACATCAAGTGTAAGTCCTGTACCAGAACCACCAGTAGCAGCAACTCCAGTGTAAGTTGAATCTGCTTGTGCTAAAATTGTAGTGCCACTCAGTAAAATAGCAGATGCAACACTACCATCTCTCTTCTTAATTTCTTGTCCAACAGAAACTGCGGAAGTAGGAACAGATCCACTAAATGTTAGTGTTTGTGTTGGGAAGAATTTAACTACTTTAGTATTTGGTTGTACTAGGTCAGTAGGAGAAATTGTGAGTAAATCACCAACAGAGTAACCATTACCTCCTTCAGTTACTTCTACTTGACTAATTGCACCTAGAACATCAACTCGATAAGAGAATGCTGTCGTTCCTACACCAAATGCTGGTTGGAAAGATAGAGTTGCAGTACCAGGAGCGGTAGGTGCTGTGCTAAGAGAAACCGTTAAAGTTGCAGCGTCTACGTTACTAACAGTTGTTCCTGCAGCGAGAGTACCAGTACCACCAGTTTGAACAATAGTGTCACCAATAGTAATACCAGTTACAGAGGTTAATACAATATCTGTTAGGTTTGGTGAAGAGAATGTCAGACTTGCGGCACCAGAGCTGTCTGCTGGGAATGACATTGTTAGTGTTGTTGCACTATCAATAGATTGAATAGTTGCACCCTGTGCGACAAATCCAACGTCACCTTGACCATTGAAGATGTTCATTCCAACCGTAAGAGTGGAAGTATCAGCAATTGTAATTTGTGATTGTCCTGCGGTCAGGGTTGTATTAATACCAGAGATTGAACCAGGAAGAACTGTAGTTAAACCAGATACTCCTGTTGGTAGTGATAAAAGATCTCCTACAGAATATCCAGAACCATATGTAGATACGGCAAAGTCAGCAATAGTTCCAGGTGATGTAGTTGAAGTAAATGCAAATCCAGAACCAAATCCACCAAAGAAAGAACTACTAATACCAAGTACATCATTTACCAGATAGTTTTGACCACTGGAGTTAACAGCAACGTTAGTAACACTACTTGTATAACTTACAGTGCTGATAGTGTATACTGCACCAGTACCACCACCAATTTGACCATCGATAAACATGATCTGGTCACCAACACCGTAACCAGTACCTGCTTGTGTAAATGATACAGTGTCTAGTTCTCCATTTGCATTGATTACAACATCAGCAGTTGCTCCTCTACCAGCAGTTGTTGTAGAACCAGAGACAACTGAAATATTGTTACCCATTCCAGCGTGCTGAGAACACTCGTATCCAATTCCTTGAGCACTAGCAGTATCATGAATTACAAGGTCAACAAATGCACCTGTATTTCCTTCTACACCAAATGCAACATAAGTAAAATCAGCAGCAGGCAGTGCGTCTAGAACACCTGCACCACGGAAGTAGAATGGATGACCACCAACACTGCTGTCAGAGATATCAAATCTATATGTGTTACCAATCTCTAGTGTTAGAGTAGGTCTAGTAACACCATCAATTACATATTCATATGGGGTTACACCACCGTCTCCAATTACAGTAACAACATAAGTTTGTCTTGGTACGTTATAAACATCAACAGCGTTATAACTTCCTGTTGTATATCCAGATCCAGGAGTTGATGCAGAACCACTAAGATTAGTAGTACCAGTTACAGTAACGTCAAAAGTTGCACCTGTACCAGAACCACCAGTAGCAGGAACAGCTGTATATGATCCAGGTGGATAACCAGAACCAGCGTTAGTAATACCACCTAACAATTCTGGAACGTTAAATTCGCATGTAGCTCCAGTGCCGTTACCACCAATTAGATCAATACCAGTGTAGTTTTGACCAGGAACGTAGTTTGCACCAACGTTAAGAACAGTACCAGCAAATCCTACAACAGTGACAGTTGCTTCACCACCGTCACCAGTACCACCAATGAAAGGAACTTCTGTGTAATCACCTTCATCATATCCAGAACCAGTGTTAGAAACTAGAAGTCCAGCAGTCTCAAGATTATTTTTTTGAACAACGAAATCTTTATAAGACGTAAGTCTGATATCAGAGATATCAAACAGTCTTTTTGTATTAGCAACAAACCCAATTGTATCAAGAGCAGGTCTGTAGATACCAAGCTCAGCGTCAGAAGTGAACGCTAGTGACGGAGCTAACCTAGTACCATCTCCAAGTTTTAAGTTGCCAGTTGATAGATCACTACCACCTTGCGTTACGTTAAAGATTGACGTTGCAATCTCGTTAATTTTTACCCTTTGCTGTTCAAAGGTGTCGGTACGTGCGACATTAATTGCTGGCATTTTTTACTAACTCTCGTAGAAGGGACTTAATTTCAGAGATTTCATTCTTCAACATATTTATGTCGTCTAACGCGGAACCTAGCTGCTGAGATTTACGCCTCGCAGCTATAGCAGAATCGTCACGATTGATGATGGCACCTGTGTTTTGGTCCCTTACGAGACCATCGTGCCCTTCAACTTTGATGTAACTCATGCGCGGAACTTAGAAAGAGGCAACTGCACGAATATCTTGGACCTTAGGAGCATACGCGGGATCTACAGTCATCATTACAATCTTGACTGCAAAAGAGGCAAACTCTGGTAGATCAGATACACTATACTTGAGTTCTTGATAGGAAGATTGCTTCTCAGTAACACTAGAAATATTATTTTCACTAGTTGCAATTTCAAGAACATCAGGAGAACCATCTGTATTGAAGTATTCCCAATCGATATCTTCAAAGTTTTCTTGACTGGATGCTTTCTTAAATCTGTAAAGAACTTTTACATTTGCAATATCTTTGACATTGGCAGTTAGTCTTACATCAATAGAAGTTCCAGGATTAGAAATACCAACTTCCTTAGTTACATACTTAGCAATAGAAGAACTATTCTTAGACGTATCTTCTGCAACAAAGTCGATACCGTTTGTATATTCAATCGATCCAACTTCTAGATAACTTGCTTCTGTATCTTCTTGTGTAGGATATTTTACAATATCACCAACACGGAAAATATCTGGAGTTTGATTAGCAGTATCTGCTCCTCTAGCAAATGCAGCATTGCCAAGAATTCTTCCAGTGAAGTCATTGTTGATTGGTTGAATATCAGTTCTTAATGTCAACTCTTGAGATCTGCTATTCCAAAGGACTGATTTACCAGTAATAATATTGTCATATGTCTCTAGGATAACAGATGGATTACGTGCTACAATAGTTGCACCATCTGCAATATCAAAGAATAGTTCTGCAGGATTAGAATCTACAGTTACCGAAGTTAATTGTGCCTGGTCACCAAGATCAACAGTTTCACCTTGCTGGAAGAACTGCTGTGTCTTGACGCGAACATAAACAACAGAACCATTTACTCTTGCAATTGTTCCAGATGCCTTTGTTGTCTGACCTTTGATAACTTGACCTGTCTGAATTTCTGTTCCACCATTTCCAGAAAGTTGGAATTGATAAACTGGGAAGAATTTAATCTTCTGATCTTGTCTACCAAATCTAGTCTCTTTACCAGCACCATTTTCAACTCTAGTAGTAGAAGTCTTAACTGAAGCGTTGGAAAGATCAAAAATTGGAGATAGGTTAGAAGCAGTAGAAGATAGTTGGATTTTATAGACCAAAGACTGATCAAGATTGTTTAGAGTCTCATTAATCTCAGATGCGACAACCTTTTGATTAGTGAAATACTGTGGTTCGTTCAAGAAAGTTTTTTCATAATCTGTCTGAGAATATGAAACATAGTTAGTAGTGGAACTATCTACAGGAACAATATTGGTTGTTTTAATGAAACTTTCTACTTTTGTACCAGTAAATGATAGATATCCAACTAAAGGATATAGAGTTTCAAACTTTCTATTGTGAGTACCATATACAACAGAACCACCACCAAACGCATTACTGGAAGCGTTTGTTATAGATGTAATATTATAAGTATCAACACCACTATTAGAAATTTGGAATAGAGTGCTATTCAGAATATCTGCTGTTACACCACCAGTTTCCTGTGCAGTTCTGTAGAAGACATAGGATTTACCACTGTCTTCAAAACCATGATCTCTATGATTTGCTTTTACAATCTTATTGTTATTCTTGAATAGTTTAGAAGTAGCATTTGTAGCAGCACTTGCATTTGTCTCGAATGGATTTTCTTGTAATAGTTCATATCCAAGATTATCATTCTTAAGTAAGAGATTTGCAGTTCTAGTAATATCAAACTCTGCACGATATAGAGTAAACTTCAAATCTTCTGCATTGTCTTCCTGCCAACTCTCAGTGTTCTGAGACTTGTAGAGAGAACCTAGAGATGCTTGAGTTGTAATAACTGTGCTAGTAGAGATATCAGTCTCACCCAAGAGAGAAGACCACAACTCATAATCAGTGGAATCTGTTTCCACAACTAGAGCATACTCAGTATCATCTTGTAGATATACAGGATAATCAAAAGCAAAGTGTGTTGGGGTTGTAGATTCTGTAACTCCCTCTGCATCAATTGCAACACCCATTCTTACTGCAGGTGTATCAATATCAATAATGGTTTGAATTTCGCATCCACCTGCGCCATTACCAATACCTTTAACAACAACAGAAGGTGCTTCTGTATATCCAAAACCACTCAAAGAAATTTCTGCATTGTAAATCTTACCACCAGAAACTTCTACAGCAGCAGTAGCAGTAGATCCACCTGGCAATTGTGGACTTTCGATAGTTAGAATTGCACTATCATAATTTAGACCAGGGTTAGTAACTCTAATACCAGAAAGTTTACCACTGTCCTTTGCAATAGTAAGTTTTAAATTAGTTCCACCTGTATCATTAGCAAGAGTTAGAGAAGCAATTTCTAGATCTTCATTTTGTACAAAAGATTTACCATTATGATTACCAAGTACAATAGTGTATACTTGCTCATTTGTAAGACTATACTTACCAGATGCAGTAGCGACTAGTTCTACATTGTTTTTATCAAAGATTTGTAGAATAGGACCCGATGCAGCAGATGTAACACCTGTTACATTTTCATTTTTGTAAACAGCAACATCACCATTTGTATAACACTTGAGGAAAGTATTTGGTGATAGTGTCTTTTCAGATCCAGGAACAATATTCTTTCCTGGTTTTTCTGCATCTACATCAGTAATATATGCCTTGACTGGAATGTATGGGTCTTTCTTATTAAAGAAGAGATCTACACCAGTAACAAAACATCCACCCTCTTGGTTTTCAACCTTAAACATTTGAGCAAGAGGATTAGGTCTTACTGGATTGTCAGTATTGCTCTCTACAGTTTGAACACCTTCATTGGATTTGAAAGTGGATGGTTTTGTGGATACAATACTAGATGGATTTTCTGGCAAGATACCAGTTGCATAATACTTAACTTCAGTGTAGTTAACGCTAGCATTATCTTTGCTCTCGTTTGTAGCACTGGAAGTAAATCTGAATGTTAGATCTCCAGTAGAAACATTGATTTGTTCGGAACTTGTATCGTATGATAGTGTATCAACATCTCCATTCCATACTGCATTTTCAGTAGGTGCATATCCACCAGGAAGAATAATCAAACCAGATGCATTACCATATTCATCAGTAGTAATACCACCATTAAATGCAGATAGAGAGTTACCAGCGATACCTGTAAATCTCAAATCGGGGTTGACCCAACGATCAATGTTTCTACCCTCAAGGAAGACATACATCTTCGTATTAGGTTTCATTCTTCTAATGACATACTTAATAGGAAGACTTCTAGCAAAGAATGATAGAGAGTTGGAAACAACATTTCCTCTCACAGTCTTAGTCTGTACACCCTTGCCAACATCATTATTCTGTGGACTGATGTTAGAAGAACTTGCAACAGAAGCAGATGTAACAGTTGCAGTTGCTTGCTGTGTATTTACTTCACCAAGAGAATTGATAGAAGCAAATGCTGGTGCTGCACCAACCCAGTTGATGATGAAAGAGTTATGAATACTAGAGAAAGATTCTTTAGTGTTATCCTTTGCAAGGAAGATACTGTACAGATTTGTGTTTGTATCTACAACTAGTGGTTCTTCATGTTGATCATACCATTGGTCGATAGATGGAGAAAGTTCACCATCACCAACATACTGCACAACAACAAATGGATTTGGATTGATCTTCTTAGATGCAGCACTATTTCCTAGTAAAGAAAGTGGTGTGTATGGCAATGTTACCATGTGTCCACTCTTCTTATAACCTGCAACAGATCTTTGGTCTTCTCTTACATTAACTTCTACAAGATCAATGCTATCTTCTCTAGATTGAGGACGTAGAACAGACTGTTGTGGATCAATAGCACAACGATAATCGAGAGAGGTTAGGTTGCCAACGCTATGTGCCTCAAAATTGTCAACAAAGAAACCAGACTTAAATCTGTCCATGCCAACACTGTCTCTAACTTGCATGTTGAGAGCTTGTTGCTCAAGAATGCTAAGTGTGGTATAATATTCAAGACGCTCAATACGCTTCTCCAGCTTGCCGATATCCCTCATCGTGTAGCGTCTATTATCCACTGGGGTAATCCTTACATCCTTGCTTGTCTTTGTATAAGCAGGGATGTAAGCGTAAAACAGTGCAATAGCATCATCAATTGGTTCTGGTTTTGCAGGGTTGAGTGAAGAATTACCTTCTTTGACGATAAACTCACCCTTCTTGTTAAGGAACACACCATCAATACGATCTAGATACTCTTTCTGACTAAACGAGAATGTATATTCTAGACCATTATCAGATGCTGGACTGCTAGCAATAACAGCACCAGAACCAGAGAAAGATCCTTCGGTTACTTCTAGTAAAGACTTATCAAGATAACCTGGGATGATAGCATTGTTATCAACCTTTGGACGGAAGTCAATTACATTCTTAAGTTCTAGATTGCCTAGTACAGGAGAGTTAAATCCTGGAATTTCATCTTCTCCAACACCTGCTTCATGCAAGTAACTGTCAATAGTACAGAAATCACCTTGAGAATGTACAAAGAAGTCAAATGCAATTACTAGTTGTCCAGTAGAAGATTCAAATCCTGGTTTTAGAACTAGTCTGGATACATCATATACAGTATCTCTTTGACCATCATCAAAAGTATAACGATCGGTAACATCTGTACCAGATACTAGATTACCAGCAGTATCAACTTCAGGTGGTTGTGATGGTGTACCTTCGTAAACATACCTGAGTTTAAATACATCAGAGTAAGAAATTAATTCGATAACATCACTATCATAATCATTACCTCTTAGAGGAATAACACGGTCACCAGATGCAGTAACAACAATTCTCTTATTTCTTACAGCAGTCTTAAGTCTTGGTTTTGCGTTAGATACTTCTAGAGTTGCAGTCAACTTAAGTTTAGGGAATGTTC